TTAGAATTATTCATAAAAAAGTTATATCATACTCTCTGTTTGTGTAAAACCTTACCTTTAGTGTTAGTTCACAACACGACGGGCAAAATGGGTGTGTGGGGGTGTCAATAGACACTAGATCTAGTTTCAGATTGTTTGTAAGTACCTAGATGTTGTTAGTGAGTGTTAAATGTGTCAGGCTGGGGCTGCCTGAAGGAACTGGTAGCTGCATCCTGCTGCCTGGTGGTGCTGGTGATTAGAAATAAAAAAGGGGGCTTATGCCCCCTCGCCGATCCAATTGGAATTAGGTTATCGGTTTGCTTGTCGTTGAACTATCTCAAAAAGTTTTTGTTTAACTCTATTACCCCATTCATTAACGTACTGTGGTGCGTTAGGGTCTAGGATAATAGTTTCAACTTCACTCTCTAAGACTTTATATAAAGCCTTATAATCTAGTCCGTCTATGTGATTAGCTTGAACTTGATTATTATTATCAACTGCTTGAACACCAAAGGCATTATTAACTGCTGATAATTGTCGTGATAAGTAGTCATCATTATTCGGCATTTTGATTTCTCCTTTCTAATTAACTTCTTACTCCCATTTAATCTTATAGTCAAACTTTTATTTATTTATTTGTGTGTATCTTTTTACTTGACAACAACCCCACAGCAACTCAGTCTGCATGGTGCTTGTGTTATTATATTAGTATTAGTCTTGAGGCATGAGTAATGGGCAATGGACAATGGGCGTTAAAAAAGGGCGACCGAAGTCGCCCCTTAACCGCTTAGGCATAATTGGAACTAAGCGGAAATTCTGAAGTCTGCTACTTCATCTATCGTAGCTTTTTTGTTTCTTGATACTGTTGTTTCCGATAAAGGCATAGCCTGTATCTGTTTATACTGCGTTGGTACTTTGCATTGATGATACGCAATCTCGCCAAGTTTCTCCTTGACAAGTTGGTTGTCAATCTTAGCACCCAATTTTTGTGAAACATGAAGTGAGTAATCCCTTCCATGCAATAGGTTTGCATTTTCGCTCATAGACAAGTCTATCATCAGTTGTCTATTGACTTTAATAAAGTCTGCTAGAACTTTCTGCATTGTCAACGCACGACCATACGCGTCTATGACAGCTTGTTTGTTTTTCTTACTTACACTAGCGGGGCTTTGTTGTGCCTTCTCTAGTACTTCTAATATATTAACAGCTTTTGACATTATATTATCCTTTCGTCTTTCTAGTTAATACTCCCTTTATATCCCATGTTATTCTACCTGTCAAATCTTTTTTTATTTTTTTTCCACACGAACTTCCGTGCCACGCCCGTGCTGCAGCTTCTGGTGTATTATATTTACCTTACACTGGGGTAGGGGCAATGGACAATGGAGATGGAGCTGCACGGCAGCTATCCGCGCAGCAGGATCCAGGCAGCCAGAGCTGCTGCGCCAAGAATGGGATGGTGTATGGAGAGTAGAACGATGAGTATCAGCAGCATCAGCCAATCATCTCTTGCATCAGGGCCCAGGCATCGGTTGCCTCTGGATGAGGCAGGCGCGGCTGCACTAGAAGATGCGCTCCGTCTCCCCAGTCTAGGTACCAGTATTCTAGGCGGTGGATCTCGCGGTGCTCGTTCACGTATGCGCGCAGCTCGTCGCTGGGCCCGCCCCAGCTGAACTGCCAACGCCAGTAGCCCTCTGGTTGGTTGTCCCACGTATGCGGTTCAACGTAATCGAATCCGAGTCCTTCAAACTCAGGATCTTTCAGATCGTCCTGCCTCTGCTTCCAACGCTCGTGGATCAGGTCGGCACATGTTGTTAATACTGTTACAGTCTCTGTCATCTTGTTCCTTTCTGTTAATGCACCCACTTGGGAACCTTTGATTGCTTCCCAAAATTTCAAATGGGATCACCGTGGCGGGGTGCGTGCCGTGTGTGGGTTGATGTCTATCCGCTAGGACACGTTATCACCAACCCCCGTTGGTGAGTCAGGGCGTCTGGCAGATAAAGGTGGGATATCACTAGGTAAACCGTTTTAACACCTCTATGAATCTGCTTATGGAAGCCCGTGGGTTCTCCTCAGCTCCTGACTCATTGAGAAAGCCTAAGGACTCGCACCTGTCGTTATGACTTTGTCACTTTCTCTTTTCAGACTGGACGCGCGCCTTATTATAGCAATAACCAGTCCTAATAATAATGAAGGTTTCGCATCTGAAACATCTCAGGGCCCTTCTTCATTATTACTAATACTTATATAGTCCCATCTTTTTAGATAGTCAAGAGCTAATTCTATTTTATTTCCACACGCACTTCAGCCAGAGCTGGTGACGCCAGTCCTGTAACTACTATAGTGCCACGGGTCGTGGACAGGCAATGGAATGGAGATGCAGACGGCTACCAGCTCAGGTTCCTGGCTGCAGGTGCAGCTCCTGATATATATACTCTGCCTCTTGGTCTGGCTTCAGCAATGGAGAATGGAGATCCGTTTGCCACCTGCTTCCTGGCTGGGACGCTGCATGCGCTGCTGGTTACTATTGTGGTTGGTCTTGTGAGCTGGGCAATGGAGAATGGAGAATGATGCGTTGCACCTGCTGCCAGGGCTGCGGGTCGTGCACCATGTTTATCTGCCAATTGGGGGAAGGACAATGGGCAATGGAGCCAATGGATGGAGCAACGATTCCTGGGAAGATATACAGTAAGCTTTGAGGGAAGGTCGTGGCTATAATAAAGTTTCTCCCGCCTTGCAAACTATGGCTAAAATTCCACGATTTTTGAAAAGGCGACAGAACAATCTTGTTACTGCGAATTACTTTAAGTTCTAACCAAACTGAGATACCAGCAGAGATCCCGTAACAATCTGGTATACCTTGTCCTATCCTGTTCTCTAGTCTAGTCCAATGGATATCGGACAAGTTTTCTTTTATTTGTTTCCAAAATTTACTCTCTGGTTTCACTACATTAAAAAGAAATAAATAACAAAAAATAAAAAAACAAGCATCTTGAAATTATACAAAGAAACAAGAATCAACAATGTTATTAGAATCTTTGTCACGGACACCTCTTCATCAGTTCCATCATTTGATTATAATACAACAACCTAAACTCAAAGCTCTCAGCAGTCAGCGCTGCACGCCTCAAGTTCTCTATCCTACGCCAGAACAACTCGTCTGTCATAGGTAATGCAGTATACTCATACAAGTCTGGTCTAATTATCTCTAACATGTTGTTCCTCTTCCCTCCATTTATTAATGATTTGTTCATTAGTTGAATCATCAATATAATAAACCCAACCATTTATTGTGATATATAAACAGTCACCTGTTCTAACATCAATAATCATACTTCCTCTCTTTCTTTGCCGAAGGGAACTAGCTCGGCTACTAGAGAGTTAGTCATAAGCATGTCTTAGTTACTTATGTAACCTACCAGTTCACTAGCTCTAAAAACTATATAATCCCATTCTATTTTATAGTCAAGACTTATTTTCTAATTCTTTAATTTCCTCAAACGTAGTTTCAATACTATACTGCTTCTTCAAGTCCTGAATCTTCTGCTCTACCTCATCTCTTGACATTGAATCAATTGTACCTGTAAGGATTTCTTTCTTATCAACATACAACCCAGCTATCTGTCCTCTCCTGGTCTCCGCAGCTACTGCAGCATTCCAATTTCCTGACTCACTAGCTTTATCTCTGATGCGAGCTAATGTAGACAATGATCTTTCCTGAGTACACTTGTACCTTTCAGCAATAGCTCTTCTCTCAGCCTCAATGGCACCTGCAACCAAAGGATATTTCTCAGGGTGTTGTAGCTCAGAAGCACGCACAACTGCAGAACCAGCTGCGAATCCTGCTTCAATTGCACATTGTCTAGCTGTTTTCAAACCTTCAGAATGGACAAGCAACAGTATAAATTTACGTTGTTTGCCTGTTATCTTTGGGTGAAATAGGTCATCCGAAAATGCCTGCGGTATTACTATATCTTTGTTTTCTTCTTCCATAATGCACCTGTTCAATAGATGTTTCTTCCCAGAAACTATACAATATTTCATCATCTCATGCAATGCGAGTTATGTTTGTAAATATAAAAAAGGTAACTTCTATAAATTTGTAAGTTACCTCTAAGTTACCTTTATTTGGTAACTGATAAGGGTTGTAACTTGGTAACTTGGTAACTTGTGTTCTAGCGTAAAAGAGAAGGTGTCTCTATCTGGGTAAAAACATCTATAGAAAGGGGTGTTTATGCAAAAAACTTAGGATCTTCGCGAACTACACGCAGTGCTTTATATAGAGCTTCCTTACCATCAGTAACAATTTGCTCCCATTCTGCAGGGGTATATGTCCTGTCATGCTTTGGATCGAAGAATTTTATGTGATAGTTTTCGCAACTATCGCACTTAAATATTTTTCTTACTGGGCTGTCTGGAAGTGTGATGTACATAGCGCTTTATCCTGTCTAATGGAAATAGTATTACATTCTTTGGTAACTTCTTCTTAAAATAAATAGAATCCATAAGTTTGATGGATTTAACTCGTTCGTATTGACTGGTCCGTGCTGCGAGAAGCGTGTCTAGTAGTTCCCGCTGCTTTAAAATCTCTTGATCACTCATAAGCATCTTTCAAACCCCCGTATGAGGCTTGCTCTTAACAGGGGCTTTATGAAAAAAATTTCTACTAAATATAGTATATTATAGCGTTTTACGCAACTAAAAGGGTGGTTCTTGTCCCTTTTTAACCTCTACAACGGGATTACTCTCCCGAAATCGTGTAGTTTTTAAATGATTCGGGGTCCAAGGGCGGTCCATAGTACACCGCGAGGGAATCTTCAGCGCCCTCTGTCCATGTTTGGTGGTAATACTTATCTTCATTGATTTCCCCTTGTGAGTGACAAACCTTACACTGGTTAATGACCTGTTCGCCCTCGAATCTAAGTTTAACATACCCATTACCCTTACAATGACTGCATATAATCATAACGCCTCCATAATATGTTTCTAATCTTTTCCCAACGCATACGAGTAAACATCTCTTTCCCGTTCCGTGGTTCGCGTACCGCTATCTTAGACAACCTAGCATATTCTTTCAATAGCCGAGTTCTAAGAGTATTTTTCTTAGCCATGATTCTTCCTTTCTCATTTCCATATACATCCAAATACAATACTCGGTGCTGTATACTTTGTTTTTTGTGCAATCATTTACATACATCCGAAAGGGCGAGTGCGTAGTCCATAACCAAACACTCACCACAATCGTGACACAAACTATAAAATGCTTAATAAGTTGTAACATCGTATGCAATACCACACGTATATTTTGTTTTTAGCCCCCATCATATTATCGGTGAGGTACTCCTTATTACATTTTTTGCAACATTTCTTCTCATACTTCCAATTTGGTTTAAAATCACGATAAGATTTAAACTTAGGCATGAGTGTGTCTTTTGTCATACTCTGTTAAAATAGACCTTGTTACGACGACCTTTATTATAAATCTTTTCAATACGATCTAAATACTGCTCGTGATTACTGCAGATCCACATATCAGAACGTAGACGCTCTAACTGTTCCATCCATCTTTTGCTTTCCCACTTAGAGTGATCCATGCAACGGATTAAGGATATAATAAAAGAACGTTTATTCCATACATCAGGAATAAGCTCTTTCAGACTTTCAATAAATTTAGCACGTAATACAGCTCGTTGCCAATCAGCAATAACTAATTTACCATCTTTAAAAATACGCATTCCTGATTGATCCATTGTTCTGTCACATAATAAATAAGTAACAACACTTGAGTTAAATGGATATCGTTCTGTAAATATTTTATATAAATTATAAGGTTGCAGATGGTAATTATTAGGATGCTTCTCTTTTTCTAGCGATACATAATAATCTAAATAAGTGTTAATGCTCCATTTTTTATGGTTATCATTAATAACAGGAACATGTTCAATACGCATCCCTTCATATATCATGTACAATACAGGCATACTAAGTTCCTGCCATACTGTAAAACGATGGTTTCCATCCATAATCTGTAAAAATTCATTAACTTTTATAGGTTCTGGTATGAAATTGTTTTCAATAGCTTTTTTTAATCTATGTACATCTCCTTTAGCAGGTACCCTATTAAAAGGATGAAGCGTAAATTTACTGTAATCCTCCTCTATATATGGCCCGTGAATATTAGTGATATTACTATTTATTGATTGTATATCATATTTCATACTGTTAACTTTCTCTTTTTTGCTTCTTGTTTAACAAGAAACGTTATTTGCATACCTGCAGACCGATCGTCTGCGGCAGCTATCTTCTTCAACAATTTGTAAGTTTCAATGGCTACTGCCACACTTTTAAACTTTTTAATGTTCATTTTGTTTTCCTTCCATTATGTCTGCTATTCTTTCCAATGCATCAGCAATGTTTTGATTAGAATTTGCAACACCCATTATTTCAGATTCCAAATTTGGTGCAAAATGTTCTAAATACATCGATGTTGGACAACCATCTCTTTCTGAAGAACTAAAAGCAAAATTCCATTGCTGCATAATTTCAATTAAGTTATCCAGTCTTTTTCCTATACCATTCATCCTGTCTCCTTTAGTTGATGTGGTAACTTTGCTAAATGTTCCTGCATTTCGACGTCACCAAAATCAAAAGCAGGTTGTTCGGGTTCGTGAGCCGCGGACGGTGTAAACTTACGCCCTGCATTGCGAGCCAGGTCATTCCACTCTTGAGCAAACTCCATATACAAATCTGCCATCGTGTTATCACCTATCCTCTTCGCATCACGCGCATTTTCCATGTACGCTTTCGCTCGCGTCAAACGCATCCCAAGACGAAGCCCTTCTTTGAACGTCATCTCATAGTCTTTTTTAAGTCTCATTTCTTTCTCCTTTTTAATGGTTTTTTTAATGCTTTAGCCAAATGCCTTTTCCCTGTTCCTTGTGGCAAGTTATATTGCACAATACCCATCGGACCTTTTCTTTTTTGATTTGGTAAATCTACTAATGTTGCTCTAGGTGTATTACTTCCTTTTACAATTTCAATAGGTCTACCATCTGATGTATGCGTTCTAGCTATTCTAGTATCATGATTAAAAGGGTTTAAAACAGTTTCTGGCTGTATTTTTTTTCTTTTTCCTCCAATAATACCCATATGATTCCTTTCTCTTTTATTAAGTGAGTAGGGGGATTCTTTGACTACCCCCAACCTTTTCCCGACAAGTCAACCTGTCATAGTTAACCAGTACTTCAGTACCAACCCTCACACCCTCAGTCATGTGACCATACCTTATGAA